TAATAACATTATTTATTCAAGCCAGTGCTTTTATTTGGTTTTTAAGTTCTCAAAATTCAAAGATAGATCAATTATACAAATTTTACGAAGAAGAATCAGCAAAGTCGGTAATTGAAAACCAGGTCAAGATGAAACTGGATCTGGAAAATCTTATGCAGGATGTAAAGCAAATCAAGAAAGATCTTAGACAGGGCAACAAGAAAGACAAGGAGATCATGGATCAGCACAAACAGTTGTTCAATTTATTGAATAGCTCGACTGACATGATGCAACAAAGTGAAACTAAAGGTGGATCTTATAGTTATGGTGATTAGAAATGAAAACAGTTTTTTTATTGTTGATGCTTATGTCATCTCCCAACCAAACCACCATAAAGTATAATGGTATTTTATATAAGTCAGAGGCGGAATGCATAATTGCAAGGGATGGATACATGACAGCATATCACGGCAAGGATCAACAATACAAGGATAAGATTATAACAGAGGCATTTTGCGTTCCCTTTGACGCATTCCCTCTAATAGAAACCAAAGGAATAGGAGCTTGAGGCATGGCTGAAGAAAAAATAACCGAGAATGAGAAAGACATTATTCGCATTAGCGGAGAATTAAAACTCATCAATCAAAAACTCGACAACCATGTTTTTCACATTAGCGCAAAAATTGATACGATCTTCAAGATCGTCTGGACAATTAGTTTTATGATACTGGGATTATTGTTAAAGGCAGTCTATTCTGTCATGGCAGGTTAAAAGTCAAATTAGGAGCAATCTATATACATTCTTTAAAAGGGATTGTATGAATACAAAATCAATACTTATTTTAAGCGATACGCATTTTCCATATCAAATACCGGGTTATTTTGAATGGATAAAAAAAATCAAGGACAAGATAAATCCTACAATGGTTTTGCACATTGGAGACTTAGCGGACTTCCACGCAATATCACAGCACTTACATAGCGCAGAGCTGCCAAACATTAAATATGAAATTAAGGATGCCATTAAGTGCATTAAAAAATTACGAAAAATATTTCCAGTTCCGATGCCTATTATCAACGGAAATCACGACATCAGGATTCAACGACTTGCCGAAAAGTCTTTAATTCCAAACTCTTTTCTACGCAACATCAATGACATTTTAGAAATAGACAAGAAGTGGAAATGGACTTGGCACGATAAACTTGTTGTGGATCTGCCAAACAAGACTAAAGTTTTTTTTACGCATCATTTTAAATCTAATGTTGTTGCTAGTTCTAAGGAATTGGGAATGAGTTTGGTGGTAGGACATCAACACACTTTAAGCCAACTTACCCTTATAAGCAGTCCTTTGGCTTTAAACTTTGCTATGTGTGTAGGTAGTTCCATTAATCCCAAGCACGAAGCATTTAAGTACCAAAAAAACTTTATTAAACGACCGATAATTAGTATAGGTGCAATAATAAATTCACAGCCAGTTATTTATGCAATGCCTCTCAATGACAGAGGAGAATGGACTGGCGCAATATGACAACACAAGATCCTTTGGTTCAACACTTAATGGATAAAATGGCTTCTCGTTCCGAAGCAGGAATTAACAAATACAAGAACACAATGGTTACGACTCAAATGGGTGCTATCGCTGCAATCGATAACGCCATCGAGGAGTGTTTAGACCAAGCCGTGTATCTGGAAAAAGCAAAAAGGGAGTTACAGGAAAAATGGACATTGAAGCACTGAAGGATTCCATTAAATCCCATGAAGGAGTAAGAAACCAGGTTTACAAAGACCATTTAGGCAACAGAACCATTGGCTATGGACACCTGTGTTTGGATCACGAAAAATGGGATGACAATAAAATTTATCCAAGAAAAGTCATAAACAGGACATTTGAATACGATTTCAACATATCCCTTAATGACGCAAAAAAATTAATTGAACAAGAGAGCATTCATCCAGACGCATTCGGTGTCTTGGTTAATATGTGCTTTAACATGGGAAGTCCACGAGTGTCAAAGTTTCAAAAAATGTTAGCTGCTTTGGAAGTACAAGATTATAAAACAGCATCAACGGAAATGTTGGACAGTAGATGGGCATCTCAAGTTCCCAACAGGGCAAGGGAATTATCGGAGATTATGAAACAATGTTCAAGCTAATTTTTTTATTATTATTCGCAATGCTGGTGGCGATTGAATTTGCCAATCTGGTTATTTATTTTCAACAAGTAGGATATATATGCTAAAACAATTATTAGGTTTGGGTGGTGGTATAAAAGAGCCGGTTGAAGCTGTTGGATCAGTTTTGGATTCTTTATTCACATCAAAGGAAGAAAAACTCAATTTAGAAATAGTCAAGCAAAGACTTGCACAAAAACCTGCCATGATTCAGGCAGAAATAAACAAAGTTCAGGCAGGTCACAGGTCTATGTTTGTTGCAGGTGCTAGACCATTTCTAATGTGGGTATGTGGAGTTGGATTTGCCTATGCTTTTATAGTTGATCCAGTTGCATCATGGCTACTACCCACAGCAGTTAAACCTGAACTGCCACTTGATGTCATGATGGAATTAACTCTCGCAATGCTCGGACTATCCGGTTTGAGAACTGTGGAGAAATTAGCTAACAAAAGTAAATAGGAGGAAATATGAATCTTATTAAAGACCTATGGAGTCATTTGAAAGAATGGAGTGACTGGAAACTGCGTGACTGGCTGAAAGCGTGTATCGTAGTTTTTGTAGTTTTAGTGGTTCTTAAAATAATTATAATACCTGGCGCATAATGCCAGTATTTAAAGGTAAGCACTATGCTTATACTAAAGCAGGATATGCCCAACTAAAAAAGGATAAAGCTAAAGCCAAGAAGAAGAAAAAGAAAAATGAGAAAATGTCCGCCAAAAATTAAGATTGGATACAAGGAAATTGACATTGAATTTGTCAAGTCAGACTTTGCCAAGCAGACGGACAGCTATGGCGAGTATCAACACAGGTCAAACAGGATCGAGATACAGAAGGACTTGAATGATGCCGATTACGCCAATACACTTTTACACGAAATCCTACACGCAGTAGCTTATGAAATGAGCCTGACGCAGGAAGGCAATGTCCTCGCCAAAGACTCGGATGAGGAAATTGTCGTGAACTCAATTACAAATGGATTGATGGGTGTCATCAAGGACAACTCTTGGTTTTTAAAAATTCTTCAAGAAAACATCAATTCTGGGAAATAAAAAACCTCATATCTCAACGAGGTTAAGGTTTAAGGGGGGTGGCTGTATGATTGCACCCTCCCTTTAAGCTACTTTTAATTCCCAACGATTTTTAAGACTTGGTGCAGATTTATTATACATCTTATCTGCATTCTTTGATTTCCATTTTTTAATTCTAGTTTGTGTGAATACAATATTAAAGCCAGTTGCTTTTAAATATTTAGCAAACTCATCAACTCTAGTAAATGTTATTAGCTTCTCATAACCTCTTTTTTTTGCTTCTTTAACAATAGTAGAAACAAACATAGATGGTATTGGAGATGAATGATCCTTATTAAACTTTGGCAATTCACTATCAAAGTATGGATTATTATTTTCATCGACAAAACAAATTCGAGTAATCTCTAAAGTTTTACCATCCATTAATTTTGGAGCAACAGGATTACCGATAGTTGCAACTCCAAGTAAAACATCATCTTCTTTTGGTCGAGCATATACAAAATCTCCACCTAAATTTAACACATAGGCATCATACTTATTACTGTATTCCATATCCATTCCATATTCATCATCATAATATTGTTCCAAAGTATCATCATCATTATCAAAAGTTTCAATAATAACCCAATCGTGTAATTGTTCATAATCTTCTCCTGCAACAAAATCATTTAATTTTTTTCTAAATATACCCATAGAAAACTTATGACCTTGTGGTGCAATATTATGTTTATGAAAATCGCCTATAACTTCTTTAGCTTGAGCAAACTCAATAGGTCTTACCTCAATATAATCTTTATTGATAATAGGCATATCAACAAAGTTGGAAGCTGTTAGATGGCTCATTATTGAGCCACCTTATTAAATATATGATTGATAGACTCTAAATAATCTGGATGTAGTGGAAAAGTATAAACAGCAGTTCCACAATATCCAAAGTTATTATTTTTAAGATTATCCATATTTAAATATAATTTATCTTTTTCAATAGTAATATCGTCAGTAGTAAATTTAGTGCCTTGATAATTATGATCAAAATATTCTTCATTAAATCTTTTAACCAATAATTCTTTTTGTGGTATTTCAATGCACTCTCTAAATAATTCATTAAACATATTTTTCTCCAGTTCTGTAAAGTGTTGGTGGGGAAATCGGTGGGTAAGTTTTGGGGAACACTATTATTACATAATGTTCCCTTTTGTTTCATAAAGTTCCCAAATTTCCCAATTTATTACTTTACATTACCTAATCTATAGCTTTACCAATGATTTGCAATAGCTAATTTTTCCTAGATTTCCAACACTTTTTTTTGCTTTGGGGAAATATTTGAGAAATTTAAGGCAATAAGTTGATTTTTTTTGGCATCGTATCAGGCATAATATGGGAGTACACCTCAACACTTTTACTGTCTTTCCATCCACCAATGTCCTTTAAGTCCTGCAAATCGCAATTCGCATATTTTCTCAACCAAGTTGCAAATGTATGTCGGCACTTATGAGGAGTTTTCTCAAAACTTATATCAGCTTGTCGCAGCATATCCCTCCAATTGAAATACAATCCCTCTCCATCTTTTTTATTGCTCCAAGCATTTCTCCACATAAATATATATTT